CCGTGTCGGAGTCAGGGATCAACTGCATCCCCGTGTCGGCGTTGGCGTCCGGGGTGTAGTTCGCGGCCCAGCGATAAGCCACCTGCGTGGCGTCGCGCACGATGTCGAGGTACAGCGCGTATGCGTTTCCCTCCCACTCGCCCGTCCACTCAGCCTCTGCGCTGACGACGCGAGCAGCGTCTTCCGAGAAGGTCAGACGCTGTGCGATGTCACCGTACGACTCGTCACCGACGATCAGCGATCCGATGCCCGAGTCGAACGGGTTGAAGGGGTCGATGGCCGACGGCTCCGTGCGTCGGGTGATGAACTGCACGTCGAGCACGCCCACCAGACCTGGGTGCTGGTTGGTCGTGAGGACGTAGCGTTTCTGGGTCTTGGTCGCCGCGATCGCCCGCCAACGGATCTGCGGGCGGTATCGCGTGTAGTTCCGAACCGCCTCGGCAGTCGCGAGGTCGATGTCGCGTTGGTCGAGTTCGACCGCGACCTGACTTCCACCGAGACGAGAAAGGGTCTCTTCGCGGATGCGCGTCTGTGTGAGGACGGTATTCGGCATGGCTCAGTCCTGGGTCATTCCCAGCCCAGCATCGCCTGCGCGGATTCGGCCAGCTTGGTAGCCGCCTTCACCGTCTTGACGCCTGGGACTTGGGCGAGTTCACGAAGTTCAGCCTGCGACTGGCAGTCGGCGATGAGCGACGCGGTGGCGTAGCCGTTGTCGCGCAGAGCCTTGGCGATCTCCGGCGTCACACCGGGGATGTCTTCGAGATCGTCGTTATCCGCGTCGGACTCGACGGTCTCGCCAGCAGCAGGAGCGAGCTGCGGCGCAGCTTCGACGGCATCAAGGGAAGTGATGCCATCAGCAATCGGTTCCGAAGCCACCGACTTGACCGTGCCGTCAGCCGCGCGAACTTCGCCCGTAAGGCGAAAGACGCCGCGCGCAGCCTGAGCGGAAACGGCAGGAGTGGGGGCTTCGTCTCTCTCGCCGGGAAATCGGTCGAGCAAGCCTACAAACTTGGCGTAGTGCGTGCCGACACAGATGCAGTCTTCCTCGGTGCGCCAAGGCATCACCGGCAGCTCACGAAAGGGACGAACGACTCGTTCGCGACCGTTTTCGTCGCGGACGTAGACGGGCTGGCTGCCCGGATTCACATATCGCGGTTGGTTCATGGTGTTGGTGCGCGCGGTGTCGCGCAGTGAACCGGATTCTAGCGAAACGAAGCTGTGTCCGCTAACGGCAACGGCCCTGAAGCAGCCGGAGCTGCCGCAGGGCCGTCACACGTTGTCACTCTGATCCGTCAGATCAGGCGACGAGGCCGATGCGCGTGAACATGGCCGGGTTGACCATCTTCGTGGCGTAGCGCGACGCGATGCCGCGCTGCGTCAGGAAGTCCGACAGCGTGACCGGCTGGGTGCTGTACAGGAGCTGGTACGGCGACCAGACGTAGCCTGCCTCGAAGAACTGCGAACCCTTGTAGCCCACGAGCATATTGCCACGGGTCTCCGAGCCGGGGAGCTTGTCGAGGTGCAGATCCTTGTAGATGCGGTACTGACCGGCCAGGGTGCCGATGAAGTGCAGACCCTGGACGCTCGGCGGAGCCGGAGCGCGCTCGAACATCGTGCTCGGCAGCGACTCGATGAGGTTCGCCATGCCCGTGTCCACGACGCCCCAGTTGCCGTAGCCCTTCTGGGTGTTCTGCCAGATGGTGTTCGACGCCTGATTCAGCTTGTACACGAAGTCGCGGAAGTGCTCCTGCTGGCTGATGCCCGAGGGCGTCGCCATGCTGAAGGTCGTCGGAGCCGTGGCCGGGGTAGCGGCCCACAGTTCGCTGATGACCTGACGCGCGATCTCGACGTTGATCTGCTCGGCCGCGCCCTGGACAAGCGACGGCTCCAGGCTGGTGCCCAGCTCCGCCATGATGTCCTGCATGGCTTCCTGCGAGTACTGGATCTTCAGCGCGCGACGCTCGGTCTCAGCCGTGCTGGTCGTGATCTGAACATCCACTTCCGGCAGGTTCGACGAGCCTTCCGAGTCCCAGCGGTAGGTCGCCGTGTTGGTCGTGGCAGTCGTGAACGTGTCGAGACCACCCAGCGTGATCGACCACGCGCCCGTGGCGTAGTTGATCGAGCTGGACGAGATCACCACGGCCGTGCCAGCAGCCTGGACGAACCCGCCCTGGCCGTTGTCAGCGAACACCGCGCTGGTGTTGCCCGTGACCGCGAGGGCCAGACGGACCGTGCCCGGACGGACACCGCCGCCATCGACGTACACCAGCGTGCCGGTGTTGGTCGCGCCAGCGGAACCCAGCGCAGCGACCGGCTCACCCGAGACGACCTCGTTGGTGTAGTTCTGGCCGCCGTCCTGCCAACCCGTGTTGGCATCGAACAGACGCTGGCCCTGGTAGTAGCTGCCCTTCGAGCGACCGACGATCCAGTTCCAGTAGACGATCGTCGCAACGCGACGGGTCGTCGGCTGAACCGACACGAGGTCGTTGATCGGGTTGGTCGGGAACGCGGCGCGGATGATCGGGAAGATGTAGTCCGCGAAGCCGCCGACGGTCGCCGAACGAGTCGCCTCGTCGATGACGAAGCGGCCCTTGCTATCCAGCGTCTTGCGGCACTGGCTCGCCATCCAACGCTTGGCGTTCTCCAGCATCAGCGCGGTCTGCGCACGCAGGAGGTCATCCTTGATGCGGAGGTCGCCGTGATCGGACTCGCAGAAGTACTCCGCCCAACCGCCTTCGCGCTCGGGGGTAGCAGCCAGACGGAGGCCAGCTTCGATCTGGGCCTCGTACATACCTTGGTTCGACAGAATCATGGTTCGTTTCTCTTGGTTGGTTTCGTTGCAGATCAGCGTCTACGCGACGCGGCAAACGCGGCGAGGATTGCGCCTCGACTGGTCGGCTCCGACCGACTCTCCGTGATGTGCCCAGCGTCGTTTTCTGACCTCACCGCACCGCGCGGCAAGGTCGGCCGGGAGTTCTCGACGATGCTCTCGACCTGCTCCGTCAGCGGCTGCGCCGTGCGCGTAGCTGGACGAAGAGCAGCGACAAGAAGCCGATCAGCGAGTTCATTCACCTCGTCCACGGACTCCGCCCGCTCCAACACAGAGCGGAACTCGTCGAGTTGCGGCACTTGGCGAATGGCCTCGATGACGGCCTCCAACACAGGTCCACTGATCTCCCGAGTGGACTTGTCGGCTAGTAGTGCTTCTGCCACACGGAGCTTGGCGGTGACCGCCGTTTGCTGCCGTCCGGCTTCTGCAAGCTGTCCCGACAACTCCAAGACCTGCCTGTTGGCGTCCTTGAGGTCGGACTCAGCACCTTCCAGCTTCGAGCGCAGTTCCTCGGCTTCGTGAGCAGTCGTAGCGTGTTCTGCCCGAAGGCTCTGGACAGTCTCGCGCAAGTCGTCGGCCTGCGAATCCGTTTCGTTCGTTGCGTCGCTGCTCGACAGCGCGGATTCGATCAGGTCGTCCAGTCCGAAGAACGACGCCTCATCGAGCGCGGTCAGCTTCACGAAGGCCGTAGCAAGCGCACGCTGAACGTGGCTGTGCTCGACGCCTTCGGCAAGAAGCTCGTTGACCGCGCAGACGATGCTGCGACGAAGTTCGACACGACCTGTCTCATCCAGTTCGTCGATGGACGACGCACACACGGATTCGACAGCCGCCACGCGACGCGCGACGTTGCCTGCCAGAACCGACTCGGTGACCTTGGCTACCGTCTCCTTGGCCGAGCCGCGCTCAGGAGTCTCGGAGGACTCCGATTGCATCAACCGTGGAATCGCGGTTGACACCGAAGGACGCATCACAGCGTCCCACGTTTCCAGAACGTAGTCGTCGGGGCTGACCCGACCCTTTTCGTCCACAGAACCTGTTCCGCGCGACGAGACGCCCCACTTGACGCCCTTGCGCGTGTATTCCTGCAACCGCTGACCCTCGGGGGTGTCCAGCAGCTCGAAGCGAGCGTAGACAACGCCGTCGTTTCCGAGGGTCGCGTTGGTGACGACCATGCCGAGCTTGTTGCCGTCGGTGCGACCGTCACTCGGGTGTTCGAGGTGGCCGACCATCGCGCGCTCGCGAATCGCCTGCTGGGCGGGCGAGTTCTGGTCAACGATCCACTTCTCCCAGATGGCGCGCTCGTAGTAGCGACCGTTGCCGTTGCGCTTGTCGCTGGCCTGCGCCGGACCTTCGACGACCCAGACGCCATTCTTGGGCATCTTGACCGTCCGGCCATCCACCATCTTCCGCTCTTCCAGCTCCATCGCGTCGATCGACTCGACAACCGTGACGTTGTTGAGCGATTCCGTGAGGCGCGTCTGATCGCCGTACGCGAACCAGACCTTCTCACCTTGGCGGCAGTAGGCCGACTGCGGGATGAACGCGCCGGTCGCGCCCTCGCACAGAAGCACGCGGTTAGAGGTGGACATAGGTAGTGCTCTCTTGCTGCTCGATCTCAGACAACTGCTGTGCGACAGCGTTGTTCGGAACCGTGCGCGGAATCAGCGGAATGATGCGGTTTTGGTCGGGGATGACCTGAACTGCGCGAAACTCACGCGCAGCGTCGATGGAGCGTTCGGCGTCGAGCTTCTTGACACCCCACAACGCCAACTGCCGTGCGGCTTGCGCCAAGTCAGAACCCATGGTGTAGCTGGTGCGGCTCGCGTCAGCGAGGTGAAGCACCAGCTCCTCCATGTCCACGTCCCAGCGGAGCACGAAGAACGGCAAGAGCTTGACGCTAGTCGGCAGCGGCGCGCTTGGCACGACGCTTCTCCTTGCTCTCGCGTTGATCGGTCATCGCAGGGCGTTCGCCGCCACACGCTGGGCACGTTGCCGGATAGCGACCGGGGTAGACCGGCATCGGGAAGCCGCACCCGTCGCACGGCTCCTTGACCTTCTGCTTCGACAACGCCCGGATGAGTCCGGGCGTGAAGCCACGAGCTTCCCCCAGTTCGGTCACGGCGTGGGATAGAGCTTGCGGAGAACCAGCTCGCCGAGCGGAACCGTCAGCGCGACCGTGCCGAAAGCACGACGCTGGTCGGTGACGCGGAACCGCCAGAACCGACGCGCAACGTAGTCACCAGCGTTGGAGCTGGTGTTGTCCACGGTGAACGTGACGGACTGGAGCGGGGCCACCGTCACCGAGTTGACGAGCGAGCCGTTGACCCGGATCTGACGAGTGCTGTAGTCCGCGTCGCGCCAAGGCGACGCGCTTGCAACCTGCAAGGCGAGCACGAGGTTTTCCGTGCGGCTGTGGTTCACGATCTCGCCGTGAACCACACCAAGCGCGTCGATCTGCTCGAAGATCGTGTCGCCGTTGGTCTCGCTCGCCCCAAGCGCGGGATCACGGTTGACCGCGAACTGGATGAGGCTTGGTTGCGTTCTCGTGTTGACGGCCATCGCGTAGTCCTCGTGCTCGGTGACGCTGTGTCAGTTCAGAAGCCGGTCATCAGACCGTCTTCACGTCCAGAATCTCGTCGCCGCGAACCTGCATCTCGCCGCGAACGCCGCCCGAGACGCTGAGACGGAAGAACTTGTCCGTGCCTTCGCGCAGGCTGATCTGGTACTCGCGGTACTGGCGCGCGGGGACCGAGACGGCCGAAACGGCCGTGGTGTTCGCCGCCGCCGTGGTGGCCGCGAACGTCGTGTTGTCCGCCGACACCTGAAGCGTGGCGGTCATGGCGACATCGCCCTGGTTCTCCAGGCGAACGGTCAGACGACCGCCGCGACGAACCGAGAAAAGCAGGGGCTGGTTGGCGGTGACACCCGCGCCGAAAGCGTAGGTGCCGATGTTTGCGACTTGAGTGCGTGGCATCGTTGATCCTGGGTAGTTGTGGCCGCTTCAGATGTTACCTGAAGCGAGCGTCAATGCAATCTGGTGAACCGATCCAGAGGCTGAGAACACCCCAGCTCCGGTGAGGGCGTACGGGCCGTAGACCGACTGCTCGGACATCCAGGCCACATACTCCGCCAGGGGCGGACGATCGTCCGCCGTGAACTCCATCCACCGCTCGGCGTACCAAGCGATGAGGCTTTCGGTCGAATCGCTCGCCGTGCAGGCAAGCCCGTTCTCGTCGATGACGAGGGTATCAACGACAGCACCGTTGCCGTCGAGGAGCAGAATCTTACCAACCGGGCGTTCCCGCGTCTCGTCCGCGACGAGCTGATCGAGCAGGTCACGGGGTCGGGACTGGGCAAACTTGAGCCACGGTGCGAAGTCGAACTCGGCGTACGTCTGGGACGCCGCTCGGATCGCGTTGTAGTAGTCGCCAAGGCGGAGGTCAGCACGCTGCCGCGCCAGGGCGTAGTCCTCTCGCACGCCGCCGTCGGTAAACGGCGCGAGCAAGGGACTCTCGTCGGCAACGAACGACCAAGTGTTGTTGCCGATGAACGTCGGCGGCGCGCTGATGTAGTGAATCGAGGTGCCGAAGCCGTCCGGCCACCGACCCCACCAGTCGGCCAAGAAGATCATCGTCCCTCGGTCGGAGACGACGGCGAAGTCCACGGCAGTTTGCGTGTTGAACGCAGGCAACCGCAGTTCGAGGCCGTCGGCGAGCGCGCGGATCAGTTCGTTGGTCATGGTGTGCTCAGTATCCGTGGAGAGCAACGACGAAAATCTCTTCGGGCGTGCCGTGCTTGAACGTCCAGCCGTAGCTCTTCACTAGGTCGATGCACTTCTTGCGGTCGGACTCGCTCGGGCATCCGGCGCGAACAAGATGCGTTTGCAGGTCGATGTCGTGACGAATGCTGATTTGGTGGCCGCTGGATGAGCTGACCGATCCGTTGTCAACACCGCTCGCCCAAGAGTCCGGGGTCATTCGCCGTTCCTTCATCACGTTTCCGTAGGTGTCACCCGTGCCGACGATGTACACGTCAACACGCAGGGCAACCGCGAGATCGAAGTACAGGTGGTTCGTGTAGAACGACGTTTTGACGGTGCGGAAGCAGGCGAAGATGCCTTGCGAGCCACCGGCAGAGTAGTCAGCCGACGGCGAAGCACCTTCCTTGGTCACGCCGTAGAACGCCTTGACCTCATTCGCCAAAAGCGCGCCGTTCACGCGAACAGACTCGATGAAGTTCACCATCGACGACGCCGTTCGATGTGTGACGTAAGTGTTCTTGCCGAGCACCGACTTCAGGCGTGCAACGTCCCATCCGATTCGGTTGTGGCGGTAGAACCCGCCACCAGCCGCATCGTGCTCACCGGAGTAGCTGCTGTCGATGATGGACATCAGCCCCTTCTCGGGGATGCCTGCGCGCTGGGAAACGAAGTCGGTCAGCGCGACAAGCGGTGACGCTGTGTCACCGGACTCGTACGCCGACATGGCCGAAGTCAGCTTCGGGTTGGTCAAGATGGTCCCGTCCGAGTTCGGATTCACCGTGTCGCCTTGCAGGATGGCCGCCTGCTTGAACAGGTAGAGCAGCTTCTGGTCCTGCTCGGTAGCCACGGCCATCGGGACGCCAGTCGCCTCTTGGAACAGCTTCAGGGCACGAGCGATCGTGCTTTCGGACGGCGCACCAGGGATCAATCCCCAGCAGATGCCCTTCGCACCCTGCACGCCCGTCTGCGTTCCGTTGGTAGATGTCGTCGGGTTGAGATGCCAAAGCGCGCCGGTCGAAGGGTCTTCGATGACGAGCTGCGAGATGACCGACGAGTTGTAGAACGATTTGTTCAGGTTCTTGACGACCAGACTGGAACCCTCGTTGACGATCGTCGGGAGCGACGATCCTTGGTTCTTCAACCGGGCCTTGAACGGCTTCGCCTGCTTGGGCTTCGCAGCAGCAACGTCTGGCTCTTCGTAGAGGAACTGCACGATCTGCGGCGTGTGCTTCTGGAGCAGCGACGCGGCATTCGTGTTCCAGTACTCGATCATCTTCAAGTAGCCCAAGTACTGGTCAGCCATGGCGTAGACCGCCGAAGCTGGCTCGTCAGTCGGTGCGTACTTGCCCGTTTGCCCCTGCGTGTCGATGAGCATCTGCTCCAGCTTCGGGCGAAGCGCGAGCGCAGCGTTCACGGTGTTCTGGTTTGGCTTGCCGTCAGCCTTGGACCCCTTGGATGGGTTGTCGATCAGGTGATAGTTGATGGTCTTGGTTGCCGCGAACAGGAGACCCCAGACGTTATTGCTCGTGTCGGCGGACAACGGCTGCGGACCGCTGGCACCAGCCAAGACCTGCAACTCGCCGTTCTTCTGCAACGTAGCGACTGCGCGAACGCCGCCGTTCTTGCTGAGTCGGCAATGCACGAGTGTGGCCTCGATGCGCTGCGTCGGGGAGGTCTCCCAGAACACCTTGCGGACCATGACCTCTTGGTTCTCCACCCAAGGGCCGTCGATGCGTAGCGACTTGCCGCGCCAGCCGTATGCGACGGCCTCCTTGATCGTCGCAGCGGTCTTGCTGTCGATCTTCATCTCCTCCGGCGTGGCCTCAAGGACAGGAACGTCACCAGTCTTGATCTGGATGCCGCCCTTGGCGTCCGGCCACGCGAAGTCTGCACGCAGCTTGGTGAGCACCTTGGTCCATTCGTCAAGGTAGTTGGCACGACGATCGTCGAGTGCGTTGAGGACGCGAGCCTTTGTGCCTTCAGGCAGCTTCAGCGCAGCGAAGATCGGTTCCAGCCTCACGGCCAGGAACGGCTTGGTCATCTTGGACTGGATCGACGCGATCGTGGCGCGCATCGCGGCCCACGCCTGCGTCGGGATCTGCGCCTTGGTCTTGGCCCAGGCGAGCAGCAGCTTCTTGGCGTAGCCGTCGCCGAAGTTGCCAGGAGCGTGCCACGACGGATCAAGGTTCTCCGGCTTGCCTTGGATCAGGAACTTGAACGCCTGACCTCGGTCAACCGCGACCAAGCTGTCGCCGACCATGACCCAGTTTCCGACGTGACCGTCGTGGTCACCGATGAACATATCGACGGCGTGCTGCGACAGCAGCTCGGACATCTTCGTCGCGTCGAGCACGGACGGGTCTGCGGGCGGCGGAGCCGCCTGCGCGAAGAACGGCTGGATCGAGCAGAACTGACCGCCGTAGTTGAATGTCGTGACCGGGATCACGTTGCCCTTGACGGCGGCCATGATCTCGGACGCGGCACGGTCCGTTGCAGCCTGGAACGGCTCGTTGTTGCGCCACTTCACGAAGAAGCGGTTGCCGTTCGCATCGGTGACGATCTTGGTCGGCTTGCTCGACTGCGTGATCGTTTGGCTGGAGTAGTCGTCGGTGAAGGTCGCAGCTTCCGGGTTAGCCATCGTCTTGATGACCGACGGAGACCAGATGGCCGAGGTGAACGACACCGACTTCGGCAGCGGAGCGGCGGGCGTCGAGGCTTCAGGCGCGACCGGCGAAACGCTGACCGGCGTCGGCTTCACAGCCTTCTTGGATTGCGTCATCGCCATGCGGGACTTGAGTCCCTGGATGATCGCGGTGGCTTGCGCGTTGCTCAGAGCACCCGGAACGAACAGCGCGCAGACATCGAGCACCATCGGCTTGGTGACGACGGCGTAGTACGGGATCTGCGCCTCCTTCATCCACTTCGTCTTGAACTCGGTCGCGGAAACCTTGCCAGCCGACAGGTCACCACCGGCCTCATAGATCGCGATGATGCGGGCGTTGATGGCCGGATCGGGATGCGTGTAGAAGGGCGACGAGACCTTGGCAGCCATGGTCTCAACCGCGTCCGTCTTGAACTGCGGTGCGCCATCAGCCGCGCAGGTGAGCAACGTGACGAGGCCCGACGGTTCGAGGCCGTACAGGTAGTGGTACGAAACACCATCGGTTCCGACGATGCTGACGTAACCAGAGGCGGTGTATGCCTTGCTGTCGTTCTCCGCGAAGAACACCTCGCCGTAGTTTGGGCCAACCTTGCGATCGCGCGCGGTGTTGAACGCGGTCGGAGTGATGTCGATCTTCTTGACCAGCTTCTTGATCGCCAGCAGCATCGCGGGCGTGACGGGAAACGGCGCGTCGTTGACGAACGACTTCCACAGGTCCGCGTCGTCGTCTGCCAGAACCTTGGGCGTAGCGACCGCTGACGGGACCGGCGTGGAGACCACAGGTGACGGCGTGTCATTCACCGGCACGGTGGGCTTGGGCGGCTCCACCAGTTCGACCTGCGCGTGATCGGTGGATGGCTTGGCGGTCGCACCGTAGAGGCCGTTCGACTCGACGTACTTCAGCAGCTCCTTGATGGCCGCTTGCTGCCACACGTTGTTGGTGCCCTGCGGCACCAGATCCTTGTACCACAGCGAGGTTTCTAGGTCGTTAGCATCGCCGATCGGCAACGGGCAGAGCGTCACCGCATCGGTCTCTTCCGGCTCTCCGAGCGGAGGCACGTTGTGCTTGCCACCGTTCACACGACCGACGTAGAGGCGGACCATCGACGTGGTTGCCTTGAAGTCGCCGAGGTGCCCGAGAACTTCAACGGTGAACCCGGTCTCCTCGTACAGCTCGCGCACAGCGGTCTTGAGCGGACTCTCGCCCGTTTCGACCGTGCCCTTGGGGATGGCGAGCTTGTAGCCGCCGTACTCACCGAACGGGTAGCGCAACACGACCGCGCACTTCGCCAAGACGCGGGATTTGTCCCCCGCAGCGACGTGCGCGCCTGCCGGGATGAGGGCTAAGACACCAGCAGCGATGTGGCCGCCTTGCGTCGGCTTCACCATCGGTGGTTCGACGATCGGCTGCGGCTGGTCCCAGTTGGCGTCCGGCCCGCCAGTAGGCCAGTTCACCGGCTTGCCCAGGTCCGAGAAGTCGATGAAGACTACGGAGTCGCCCGCACCTCGACCCATCGTGATCTGGCTGAGATCGGCAGAACCCACATAGGTCGTGTGGTCGTAGGCGCGGGTGGCGTTCTTCAGATCGGCGATGGGAACCATGTCCCAGCCGCCGTCGTCCGCGCGCTGCGCGATGGCGCGCAGCGCGTTGCCCTCATCGAGCGTCCATCCGTGAATGCGGTACTTGAACGGATTGCCAAACGGGTTGTCGAGCTGGTAGTTCGCTCCGACCTTGAACGGCAAGTTCTTCGGTTGCGGGACCAGCACCAAGTCTGGTTTGTCTTTGAGCAGGCCGAGCATCGCCTTGCCGATGCGGTAGTTGAGCTTCGGCAGCTTGGAGTTCGGCGGCGGCAGCAACGCGGCGAGAGTCGGCTCGTGGAAGTCGCCGATCATGGGCGGCTCCTCCCCGACGCCCATGTCCTCGAACACATCGACAGGAATCGCCTTACTGCCGACGCCGCCACCGTTCAGCGGCGCGCAGAGGTATATCCCGAACTCTTCCTCCGACGAGCCGGTCTTCTTCGTGACGATGCCGTAGCCCGTGATGATGTGCCAATCGTCCTTGAGCATCACGAAGCGGCCAAGCTCACGAAGCGGCGTCTTCTTCGACCAAGCGAACGATGCCTGCATCTCGTAACCAGAGACCGGGCGGAAGATCCGCGTCACGCCATCCGTCGTTGTGGTCTTGCTGGCTACGAGCTGCGCGTCGGCCGTGCCCGACAGGTGCAACCAAGCGGTCAGGTCATCGGGTGACGTGCTTGCGTCGGCAGGCGCGACGTACTGCGGCTTCGTAGTAGCGGATTCCGAAACCTGCGTCTGTTTGACGATGCGCGCGAAGAACTCGCCGTTTTGGTAGACGACGGCCAGCATCAGCGTTTGGTCTGCGTTGGCGAAGAGACCGATGACGAGACCGTCGTTGAGCTGGTCACCGGCCTTCAGCCACGACGGCTTCGCATCGACGAGCTTCAGCTCATCTCCCGTAGCTGCGGTGCTGTACGGCACACCCATGATGACGCGCTTGACCTCGAAGAACGGGCGCAACGCCAACGGGCTGACGAAGTTGCCGAGCAGCACCAGCCCATCATCGACTTGCTTCGTCCACGTCACGAACTTCGACGGAGCCGACACCGTGCCGGAGATCCGCAAGTTGACGACTTCAACGCGGACCTCAGACGGGCTGATGACGTTGACGGTCTGGACCCAGTAGGCCGACTTGAAGTTGCCGAGAACGCCCTTGATCGGCGCGGAAAACTCCACGCTAGACGAGCCGTCGATGTACAGGTCGCCGACCTTCGGCGGCGTGACGGTCGGCGTAGTCGGTGCAGGGTCGGGCGTGAGCTTCGCATTGGTCACCGTCGTCGGCGACGGCTTCGGCGATCCCGCCACGGCGGCGGCCGTCCACGGCAGCGGCTTCTCGCCGAGCTTTTCGAGGATCGCGATGTACGCCTTCCGCATGGCGATCGCGGTGTTCACCGTCCCCTTGGACGGGCCGGTCGAGAACCCGTCTTTGACCTCGGCCTTGATCGCGTCGAGGTCGATCTCGTTCTCCAAGTCCTGCGCGGCGCGCGCGACGGCCTTGCGTCCGTTCGGGCCGAGACTGACGACCGCGATCCCAGGATTCTTCAAGTCGATCGCGATGAGCTGCGCGATCGCGCGGGCTTGGTCTGCGGATATGCCTGTTTCGTCTTCGCCGTCGATCTCATCCCAGTTGTCGGTCAGCAGATCCTGAATGGCGTCCCAGCACATCCGTTGGATCTGCGTAGTGACCTCGATCTCGGTGAAACTGGAATCGGTGGCGACGGTCTTGCTCGACCCGTCGATGGTGTGGCTGACGCTCGCGTCCTTCGTGACAGCAGGCGGCTCGACCGTCGGATCTTCCGGCTTGGGCGTCGCCATCGCGGCGGCCTTGGGTCCGGTCGCGGCGACGGAGTAGCCGGTCTTCATGTCCTTGTTCGCCTTGGTGGGAACAAGGGTGCCCTTGGCGTGACGCTCGTAGGCTTCACCGACGCTGATCGAGGTCAGCGTGTTGGACGACTCCCGAACGAACACGAAGTGGAAGGCGTTGGTCGGGTGTAAGAACGCGCCCAGCAAGATGGCTTCCTCGCCAGCGAACGGCCCTTTGAACACGGAGTAGATGCCGATGGGCGTGCCCGCAGCCGAGCAGTTTTGCGACAGCGCAGTCTTGTCGAGCTTGAGCTGCTTCAGGTCAGCGATGTCGTCAACTTGGAGGTAGTCGGCGACGCGCTTCAGCCACTTCTTGTCCGTCAGAAGCTGCTGGAGCTTGATGCCCATAGCAGGGATTGGCGACTGCGCGACGAACTTGCCGAACGGCTCGCGGATGTCGGAGTCGAGCGGAAGGGCGTCGAAGATGCGCTGCCAGTTTCCCTTCCTCCAGTCCGCGTTGTAGATGTGGAACAGCGAGCCAGCGAGCTTGTTCTCAGCGGTCCAACGACGTGCAGCACCGAGCAGCTTCTGTGCCTTGGCTGGCAGGATGACGCGCCCGAAGTAGGCGCGGATCATCAGATCCTCGATCTCCTGCGTGATGCCGTCGAAGTCGGTGCCAGACGGCTCAACGTAGCGTGCGCCCTTCGGGTGGAAGAACGTCAGATAGGTGCGCACCGCGTCCGAGAACGGCAGCAGCGACGGCACGTCTTGCGTGAGCGTCGGCGGACGCTTGGTGCCCGCGTTCAAGTCCTTCAGCAGCTCAGGACGCTCCGACGCCAGGATGATGTGCGCGACGAACGCGGGCCAGATCATCTTCACGGCCGTCGTGATCGGAGCCGTGTTGTAGATTTGCGGAGCGATGCTCTCGTCGAGCGAGTATCGCAGCTCGTCCAAGTCGAGCGACGCCGCGTAGCGATAGTCGGCGTCCTCCATCTGGAGAGCGCGCTTGGCTTCCTTGAACGGATCTTCGCCATGCACGCGCCGACGAACGGCGTTTGCGACCGCCGGACCGGACGGACCGAACGCAGAGTTCAGGTCGAGGATGAGACCCGTCGCGCGGTGGTAGTCCTCATAGAACTTGGCGGCCTTCTGCGGCGTGTCGAGGCCGTACTCCCAACGCCACGCACCGACCGCGAAACGGGCGTACACCTCGTCCGGCTGTGCGACGAGCAGCGACTTGTACGGATCTGCGCTGACCAGACCCTCGCGCAGCAGGTCGGCGTGCTTGCGCGTCGCCCAAACGCGAGCGTGCTCACCGCCGCGCAGCATCCACGAACGGCAGAGACCATCGGTCTTGGGGTTCTTGCCCGCCTGCAAGCGATCAGCGTAGTGACGCTCGTTGATGGAGAAGAAGCGAGCGATCGACGCAACGTCTTCGGGGCTGATCGCGCCGGAGGCGATGCGTTCCGCGACGGCGATCCCAGTAGCTTCCTGCTCAACAGGAAGGTCGAGCGTTCGGTGCAGGTCGAGAGCTTCGCGCGCGGTCTGCTGAACGGCTTGCGGAACCGGGATCAGATTGAGGTCGGTCATGCTGGTGACTGCGTGTCAGCGGGACGTAGCCATTATCCGTCCATCGACCGACTTTGCCAGCCAGCATCAGGCTTCGAGCAGTTCTTGCTGCGTGGGCTTGCGCACTCGCGCGAACCAAACGCCCTCGTGGTTCATGCGTGCGTTCTCCATGGCGAACATCAGCGGCGAGTTGTCGTCGCGCCAATGGTCGAACTTGCCGTCGGCGTCGAGCACCTTGAAGACCATGCCCGCGAGCAGCAGGTTGAAGTCGAGCACCATCCAAGACTCGCCCGCCTTGACGTATGCCTGCCGCTGTGACCGCGCCTTCCACGGGTCGTAGTGGGCGCGGAGCTGGGGCGTGAACCGACCCCAGGAGTCCAAGTAGTAACGCAGGTCCGTCTTGATCGTGTACGGATAGCCTTCCATCTCACCTTTGCGCGGGCATCACCACCGCGAGCAGGTCAGTATGGACGCTGGTGACTGCGTGTCAACGCAACGTCAGCGGGATCGAAACGCGAACAGCGGCGCGCTCGTCGATCGACTCGTTGGCGTCTTCCGGCTGCACGCCGAACATCTTCAGCATCTTCCAGGCTACGCGCGACGAGAGCTGCGTGCCGTGCTTCCGATCGAACCATGCAAGCGCATCACGGAGGATGCGCATATCTCGCTCACGGCCGACGTTGGTGCGCGTCTTCTGCAAGAGGTTCGCGGCGTGAACAGGGCGTGCCCAGACGACAGCCTCAGTCTCGAAGTCAGGCTCGCTGACGCGGCCAACAGGAGCCATCGTGTAGAACGTGTTGACGCCCGTCGTGCCCTTGTAGTCACCGAGCTTCGACGTGATGCGGCAACGCCATCCCGTCTCCTCCTCGACCTCGCGTAGTGCGGCCATCGCAGGACGCTCACCCGCGTCGATGCCGCCCTTCGGGAAAGTCCACACATAGCCGCCGTACTCGTTGGTCGGCTTGCGCAAGAGGATGCGACCCTGGCGGTCGAACACGACGCCACCGGCTGCGCGGCGTGTCGGCAAGGTGCCGAAGACCGTGAGCGGGGTGGGCGATAGCTGGTCGGCCTCGTGCAGAGGATCTGCGTTTGCGAGGTCAGCGTACGCGGCAAGCACCTCATCACGGGTGTAGCCAGCGTCGCACGCGCGCGCGAGCGCGGCGTATGTCATCGACTCTTCGTGGCGCACGACCAGCGGAGTGTTCGACGCAACGACCTTGCGCTGATCGCGGAACGACTCGGCCTTGGCCTTGATGGCCTGCGCCAGCGTGTGCGTTTCAACCAGCTCCTGCAACCGCACGCGGTTCGCGTCGGGCAGGGCGTTGAAGAGCTTGGATTCGCCCACCCACGGGTAGTAGGCAAACCACTTGCCGGTGACCGGCGAGCGAACCGCCGTGAAGCGTTCGCCTGGCGCATCCACGACCTCAAGGTCGCGCGCAGCAAACTGCGCGTTGGCCGTGGGGTCGAAGATGTTCGTCACCGCTTACGACCCCCAAGCATCCGGGCAGCGAGCGACGCGCCGGAAACGACGCCAGCGTTGCGCATGACGACCGTGCGCGACTCCTGAATGAAGTCGTCTTCCTCGTAGTTGACGCTCTCAGCAGGCTTGGCCGTGCGCTGACGCGACAGCTCGCCCAACGTCATCGTCTTCGGAGCGGGCGCAGGCTTGGGCGCACGAACCGGAGTCCACCCCTCATCCTCCGTCACGTCGTGAACGGTTTCTTGGCGCGCATCCGCCCGAGGAGTTTGCGTCTTCGCTTCCGTCACCGAGCTGTTCGCACGACGCGCGATGGCCGCACCGACAGCACTCGGCGTCGAGGTAACGCGGATGGGGGGAAGGACTCGGTTTGGTTGCGACATGGGTAGTCACTGAAAAGCACAGCGTGAGCTAGTCGCCTCACGCCATGCGGAAGCCGGGCTGGCCGCTTGCTACTGCGACCAGCCCGCTGCGTCTCAGCCGTTGACGCGCTGGCTGACGCGATTCATGCCAGCGACCAGACGCGCTCCCTCCGACAGCACCGTCGCCCGCGCGGGAGAAGACCCCTCAGTGCTCTCACCAACGCTGACGTTGCCCACCGTGCCGACCTCGAACACCGCCCCGTCCACGGGCAGTCCGAAGCCGAACACCGGCAGGTCGGTGGCGTCAAATGCCTCGGCCATGCTCTCCATGCCCATGCTAGCAGCGAGCTTCTTCTTCTTCGCCGCACGGGTCTTCATCGCCTGCTTCTTGAGCTTGGCGACGTTGGCCTTCTTGAACTTCGCGACCGCAGCCTTCGCGGCCTTCTT